CGTTGAGGTCGAGATCGACGTCCTCGGTATGATCGAGATCGTCGGCGGCGTGGACCTGATGGCCGAGCATCGCGCTGCGATGGGACTGTGACACGCCGGGGCGTCCCGTCGACGCCCCAATAGCCTGGACTGCGACTGCGGCCCTGCCACGACCCGAAACCGAGGAAATACAAGATGGACAACCAGAACGACAACGAGATCTCCACCCCGTCATCGCCCGGTGACGTCACGCTCGAATACGATGTCGTCGTCGCGGACAAGGTCGTAATGCCTGCCGGCACGGTGGTTCATGTACGCAAGCCGATGGGCGGCGCGCTCCGTGGTGCGAATCTCGGTGGCTTGGTCCGCATGGACTTCAACCAGGTTGCGCTCGTGGCACCGCGTGTGACCCAGCCGATCCTCCATCCTCACCTGATCGACGCGATGGATCCTGCGGACGTGATGCAGATCTCAGGAGTGCTGGTCGATTTTTTGCTACCGACTGCAACGAAAGAGGCGTTCTCCCGGAACATGTAGAGGATCCTATGGCGGACATTGCGTTCGTCTTCCACTGGGCCCCTGACGCGCTCGATGCGCTTTCCGTCCAAGACCTGATGCAGTGGCGCGATCGCGCCGCCCGCCGCCACAATCCCGAAGGAAAATAGGGTGGACCGTAACCTGCGCATCAGGATGCTGCTGGAGGCTGGTGACCGCGTCACTGGCCCGTTGCGTGCTATCGCTGGGGGATCGACGAAGGCGGCGCAGGCGCTTCGGCTGACCCGCGACGGTCTTAAAGCGATCGAACGTGCGCAGGGCGACATCGCCGGTTTTCGCGCCCTCAAGGCGGGATTGCGATCGACCGAGCAGCAGATGCAGTCCGCGCGTCGGAAGGTTTCAGCGTTGGGCCGCGAGATGGCCGAAACCGCGGCTCCGACCCGCGCCATGACGCGCGAGTTTGCGAAGGCGAAGGCCGAAGCACAGAAGCTCGAGCGCCAGCACCAGGCCGAAACACGCGAGCTGACGACGCTGCGCGACCGTCTGCGCACTGCCGGGGTGGCGACCTCAGACCTGGCGCGCCATGAGCGCGAGCTTCGCAATAGCGCCCGAGAGACCAACCAGGAGATCGCCGAACAGGAACGGCGGATCAGCCGTCTCGCTGATCGCGAACGGCGCATGGCCACTGGCAGAGCCCGCTTCGCACGCATGCAGGGCGTTGCCACCGGCCTCGCCGCAGGCGGTGCCGCTGCGATCGGTACGGGCATGGCAATGGCCGCCCCCCTGATCGGTAGCATCAAGGCTGCGCAGGAGTACCAGTCCGTGATGACCGATATCGGTCAGAAGGCTGATCTGTCGCGCGCCGCCTCGGACAAGTTGGGCCGCAACCTGCTGGTGGCCGCTCGCGCCGCAAACCAAATGCCGGCAGATCTGCAGGCGGGCGTCGATGCGCTCGCAGGGCTTGGTGCCAAGGTCCCCGACGCGGTCAAAATGATGACGCCGATCGGGCGCGCCGCGACGGCATACAAGGCGGAGATCGCGGACCTGTCTGCCGCGGCTTTCGCGGCAACCGACAATCTGAAGGTCCCGGTCGCACAGACCGGAAAGATCATCGACGTGATGGCCAGTGCCGGCAAGGCGGGCGCGTTCGAGATCAAGGATATGGCGCAGTATTTTCCGGCGCTCACGGCAGCGTATCAGGGACTTGGACAGACCGGTGTGGGCGCGGTCGCGGATCTTGCGGCCGGGCTGCAGATCGCCCGGAAGGGCGCGGGAGATGCAGCGTCGGCAGGCGGTAACCTGGCTAACATCCTGCAAAAGATCGCATCGCCGTCGACCAATAAAGCGTTCGAGAAAATGGGCGTTGATCTGCCGGCTGCGCTGAAAAAGGCGTACGCCGAAGGAAAGACGCCGCTCGAAGCCATAGCCGAGCTGACGAACAAGACGCTCAAGGGTGATCTGTCGAAACTAGGGTATCTGTTCGAAGACGCCCAGGTACAGCAGGGCCTTCGCCCCCTGATCCAGAATATGGAACTGTTCAGGAGGATCCGTGCGGACGCGGCGAAAGCCGGGGGAACAACGGATGCCGACTTTGCCGAGCGTATGAAGGACTCGGCAGAGCAGTCCAAACAGCTGAAAATCAACGCGACGACGCTCGCCGTCACCCTTGGGTCGCAGTTGTTGCCGACGATCAACGCAGTCGTTGTCCGCGCCAACGCATTCGCAACGTGGATCGGCGACGTCGCCAACCGATATCCGAACGCCACCAAGGCCATCGCCGTGGGCGCAGCCGCGTTCGCAGGGCTGTTCTTTATTCTTGGCGGCGGGGCGATTGTGATTGCCGGGTTGGTAGCACCCTTCTCCGCCTTGGCGTTCGCGGCCGGTGCGCTTGGTATCGGCATGCTGCCGGTGATCGGGATTGCACTGGCGGTCGTCGCCGGCATCGTCGCGATCGGCGCTGCAGCATATCTGATCTACGCCAACTGGGGCGCGATCGGAGGTTGGTTCGCCGGTCTGTGGCAAGGGATCAAGGGCACGTTCGCCGGGGCGGTGAGCTGGTTCGCGGCGCTCCCGACCCGCTTTGCCCAGATCGGGCGCGACATGATCTCTGGGCTAGTCCGCGGTATCTTCAGCATGTTCGGCTCGCTCAAGAGTACGATCGTTGGCGTCGCGTCGTCGGCTGCAGGGTGGTTCAAGGCAAAGCTTGGTATCCACTCGCCAAGCCGGGTGTTTGCCGGCTTCGGTACGAACATCGTCGACGGTCTGACGAACGGTATCGCCGCGCAGGAAGGCGAGCCGGTGAAGCGCATGGACCGCCTGTCCAGTCGCCTCTCGTCCGCGATTGTGACCGGCAGCGCTCTCCCCGCGCTAGCGATGGCCGGATCGGCAGGCGCCGGACCCAACTCGACCGGTAGCAGCGGAGCTGGTGCGCGAAGCTACACGATTCATATCAATCAGCAGCCGGGGCAAGACGGCCAGGCGCTCGCGCGCGCGGTTGCGGACGAACTCGACCGGCGCGAGCGCGAGACCGCAGCTCGCGGACGATCGTCGTTCGTCGACACTCCGGATTACGAGACAGTCTGATGCTACTCGCGCTCGGCCTTTTCCCCTTCTCGATCGACACGCTGGCGTTCGATGAAATCGCACGCCGCGCTAACTGGCGGCATGCGTCGTCGACGCGGATCGGCGCAAGGGATGCCACTCAGTATACGGGTCCCGGAGAAGAGACGATCTCGCTACCCGGCACCGTCTACTACGAAATTGCGGACGGGCGCGTGTCGATCGACGAGCTGCGCCGCATGGCGGATACGGGCGATTCTTGGTCGTTGGTTGACGGTCTCGGCTACGTCTACGGCGCGTTCGTCATTACCGGTATCGACGATCGCGGAAAGGCGTTCTTCCCTGACGGCACGCCACGACAGATCGACTTCTCGATCGACCTCCTGCGCGTCGATAGCGACGTCGCATGATATCCAACATTGCAGCCGTCCGCGTCGTCGTTGACGGGAATGACATCACGCCGGCTCTGGAGGGCAAGGTGGCGCAGCCCAACGGCCGCGCTCCGCGTCGTCGCCTCGTGTCGCTGGGGATAAGCGAGAAGCGCGGCGAGGAAGCCGACCAGCTCGACCTGGTCATCGACGATACCGACGGTGCGGTCGCCCTCCCGCCTACCGGCGCGAAGATCCACGTGTGGCTGGGCTGGAAGCAGGGGAGCGAGGTTACACCCGGCCTGGTCGATAAAGGCTGGTTCATCGTCGACGAGGTCGCGCATGGCGGGCCACCTGACCTCGTCACCATCCGCGCGCGCTCGGCCGATTTTACGAGCGACCTAAAGAACCGGCGCGAGAAGGGCTGGCATGGCACCACGATCGGCGCGATCGTGACGGACATCGCCCAGCGCCACCAGTTGACCCCGCGTTGCGCCGCCAGCCTTGCCGGCATCGCTGTGACGGCAAAGACGCAGAACCGGGAAAGCGACCTGGCCTTCGTCCGCCGGCTCGGCCGCGAACATGGCGCGGTAGCAAAGATCGCGCGTGGCGTGCTGATCTTATCCCCGATATCCGCTGGCATCACCCCCAGCGGCAAGCCGATTGCGACCGTGGCGATCGCACGGCGTGACGGAGACGCGCACCAGTTCAGTCGCCAGAAGCGGGACGACGTGCCTGGCGTGAAAGCGACATGGCACAATCGCAGATCCGGGAAGCGTGAGCATGTCGTAGCCGGAAAGACAGACGGAGCGAAGGTGCTATCAAAGGTCCACGCTAACGAGAACGACGCCCGTACTGCAGCCGACGCCGCCTACGGTCGCGCCGGCCGCGAGCCGTTGTCACTTACGATGGCCCTCGCGCTCGGCCGCCCAGATATTCACCCGGAAACGAAGGCCCGCGTCACCGGCTACAAGGCTGCGATAGATTCGGTAAAATGGCTGGTAGCCGAAGTGAGCCACACGTTCGGTGACAGCGGCTATACCACCGGTCTTAAGCTGGAAGGTGTGTAGAAACGCTAGCTCAAACCTTTTTAGGGTCAGGCTTTTTTCCTACTCTTAGCGCCCCAAGTTTTATTACGTCGTTACCGCGATAGGCTCTCACCCTGATCTCACCAGCATGCTGAAATACGGCCGGACTTATACTTATGTCCTTCATCCATTTTTTAATTGGATCGTTCTTTTCATTTTCAGGTCGATCGGACGGACGATTGAGGCGTGGTTCCGGCCTTTTGCCTGCCGGAACAATTTCTACTTCTGTCG